CGACATCTGTTGAATGTCCGTTCGCTGGGCCCCCCCTCTCCCCTCTTTAGGAGGTAGGGCTGGGTCCAGATCGCTCGTGGATCCAAGATCCACGCTTCTCCAAAAGTTGGAGAAGTTTTATGTGGACAATAAGTCCACACCCTCCGTGTTTGAACGCGGAGTAAATCTGGCTTTTGTCAGATCTTTGGAGGCCAAGTATGGCCCCTTTAAGTCCCCCTATCGGGAGACCCCTGATGGCAAATTCGTTGCCAAAAGATTGTCCGAGTTTACGGCCAATGAGCAGTATTTGATACTGTCTCGAGGATCCTATTTAAGATTCTCAAAGTATTTCCTTCGGAAGTTGAAATACTTACTTCAGCTTGGAAAGCTGAATACTGTGAAACAGTGGTTTTACACAGCTGATGGAATTGTACTTCCATATTACCTCTCTTGTGAGGATCCCACCACAAAGGTGGTAGACTCCCTAGCAAAATTCGCGTTGGAGTCATGTGCGAATAATTATTCGCACTTCCTTAAGGACATGAAGGTCCTTAAGAAGGCCATTCGGAAGGCCTTTGCGTTAAATACGCATGCTGCTTCTTCTAGAAGTACTAGAACTTATTCTAAAGTTCTCTATTCTCTCAAATTGGGTGAGAATAAATCAAACCCCGCGGGGTTTGGTAGGTTTGTTCTCTTGTGGACACAAACCCGTGCCTCCGGCTTGGCCGATGGAGACATGATTCGAGCTTCACTTAAGAAGCTGGAGGAGGTGGTATGTATACCACCTCCAGTCGAGCCTATTATACTCGACTCCCGTGTCCTTTTGGACACAGTCAGAGGCTTCTGGAAGGTCTCTGGGCGTGCCGCTAAAATCAGTGTCGGCACTACCTCGTGTATTGAATATACACGGAAACTTGGAGGCAAGTCCTCCATGTTGAGATATATAACATCTCATAAGGTGTTAAGAAACACCTACGACCCCATTACACTTGAGAGGGTCGAAGTTCCTGCGCGCAGTTGCAGGAGTTCCCATGATGTTGTTTCATGGGCCATCCAATTTTATTTGGAGAATCCGATCTTTTGTCGGATAAGGAGGACTCATGCTGTTGCTGAACCCTCCAAGGCACGCACTATTGGCGTGTCTCCATACGCCGTGAGCGTATTACTAGGTGTTTGTGCACACCTAGTGGCACCTACATTGGTGTCTCGTTCCGTTCGTAGCGGAATGAAAAGTTCCCGACATCTGTGGAACTTTTTGAGAGATACTCTCAATCCCCAGGAAAATTCCTGGCAAGCGTTAGGTCGTGAATTTGATGACCTAACGATCTTCGCCCTTAGTACGGACGAGGAAACGGCCACCGATTATGGTGACCTACATGTCTCCGATCAAGTTTGGAGCATGCTTCTTGACATTGGGTCAAGAATCGAAGGGTTCCCAGTTGGACTCTTCGCCCTATGCAAACATTTGTATAGGCAACCTAGAATTTATTTGTTTTCTAGGGGAAAAGGCCGCTATTGGCCTGTAGTGTCCAGCCGAGGCTGGCCAATGGGTGATTTATTCACCAAGGTCATTCTTACGATTGTGAATGACTACGCCTGTCGTTTGGCAGGTGCACAAGTGTATTCACTTGTTGGGGATGACCTTATTGTGTTAT